GGGAGTTTGAAGCTGAGTTATACATGAGGCTCAGAATGATGGAGCCAAGCCTGGAAGGCAATCCGCGCCTTGAAAGTGCGGTGCGCAACAGGTTTGCGTGTTTCAGCCTCAGCCTGTTTCAATTGTCAGATGGAACCCTGATAGCGCAGTTGTTCCCTGGCATCATGAAATCAGGATCGTACCTAACGTCCTCCATGAACTCGAGGATCCGCTGCCTTATGGCGGAGCTCATTGGAGCCCCGTGGTGTATAGCCATGGGGGATGATTCAGTAGAGGGTTTCGTACCAGAAGCTGCTGCTAAGTACGCCGGCCTCGGCCATACTTGCAAGCAGTACGACCTCTGCCCTTTGGATTATGACGGGGAGTTAGAGAGCGTTGAGTTTTGCTCTCACCATATGGAAGAAGGGAGATCTTTCCTCATTCCATGGCCTAAGACTCTCTATCGGTACCTCAGTGTAAAGAATCCGCAGTTTTCAGACCTACAAGCTGAGCTCGGAACAAACCCCTGTTGGCCTAGAATTGTTAAATATCTGGAGTCGGTGCAATTGGCTCAACCGACAAAACAAGTCCAGTAAGATGGCCAACAACCCACGGCGGGGCAAAGCCCCCCTACCTAGACCTAAAGCTCGACGTTCTTCACGCCCGGCCCGCCCTCGCGCGGCGCCCATAGCTGTAAGTATGCGTGCCCCAGTCGCAGCGCCAAGAACCACCACACGCGGCTCTGGTCGCAACGGAACTCGTACGACTGTAGTACGAAATGAAGAGCCAATGGCCTTCATCACCTCCGCTGCCACCGCAAATCTCGAAGTGATAGGAGCGTTGCAGCTTTCAGCAGCTTCGACCTCCTTACCGTGGCTCGAACAAATCGGGTCCAATTACAGCCGCTATCGCTTCCGTTCCTTACAGTGCTGGTACGAGCCAGTCTGTTCCTCCACCACACCAGGTCAAATCACATTAGTGATGGTATTCGACGAAAATGATATTAGTGCCGTTACGAGCACCAACATCCTACAAACCGAGGGGAACCGTAAAGCTTCCGTTTGGGATCGTACAGATCTGGTAAGATACGACCCAAATCGTGCGCAACTCCGGTGGTACGTGATAAAACGCAACCCTGCGAACACCACGATAGCCAATATTTCCGTGCCTGCCTGGCTGCTTTTCTCCGCATTTTCTTCACAGATCTCAACCGGCTTAGGTCGTCTGATGTGTCGTTATGAAGTGGAATTCGACTCCGCTATCGCTCCTGCAATGCAAGGATAGGCTTAGAGCAACCTATCTTTTCCATCATCAGACCACTCCTTTGGACGGGGT